ACGTGCTATCCAACATATAGGCTCCTAATATCAGCACAATTGACACCAACATACGTGGAATGGTGTGTGACCAAATGATTTTAACGGAGAACCTTTCCTTTCGTAGCTTCTTGGCTGCCCAGAAGCCGAATAGAACATCGATAATAAAGAAAAATATCAGGAGGTGTACGATATCCCTAACGGGCAAAAAGTAGCCTAAAAGGGTCATCAGGAAGCCCGATAGCCAAGCGTAGCTATTCTTTAGCAGGCCGCTCGTTGCCACAAGCAATGTGTTGAATAATGATTCTTGCATAGCGTTTGATTTTTTATGGCTCCCGGCTCGCCAGTAGGTTAATAGTTCAAAAATAGCTTATAAACGTATTACAGTAATACAATGCTATATCTAATTGATAAGTTTTTTTTCGTATATTTGCATACAAATTAACCCTTTAAAATTACTAACCATGAAACGATTACTTTTTTTACTGCTGCTGGCCGCCACCATGGCCGCCTGCAAGGATGACCCCGAGCCCTTCCGGCTCGATCCCGATGCTAAGGTGTACGTAAAGCCCTCGGCTGACCTTATTCAATCCAAGTCCGATGCGCACCTTACCCCGCTGGAAGTGGTGAAGCAGGCGACCTCGCTGAGGTTCTATAATGATATTAGTTTCCCTGGTGTATATGGGACAGCAACTTGGGTAGGTAAGGATACCATTTCAGAGATACCAGCACTGCTTAGGTGGGGTAGGGATATTATCTACGATCAAACTGGCTACGGTGATTTTGGTATTCAGGAAGAGTTTATCTACGGTTACGATATGGTTATATGCAGCGGAACACATCCCAACTACGATACTTTAGCCTACATTCCTAATTCTGTGGTAACCGCAGCCCGAGAGGCCATACTCGAAGCCTTCGCGAATGAGGACGAGGAGTTGGTTTACGAACTCTTTCAGGAAGCATTCAGGTTTATACCCATTACCGGGGCTGAGTATAAGGATTTAAAGGATCAAGGGTTACAATAATAACCGATATTGATTAGAAAAGGGGGCTTTTGCCCCCTTTTTTAGTTATCTCCAATTATGCAGTAGTCGAAGGCTGTGTTAGTAGCCGTTCCGCTCGTGTTTGTTAATACCACATCCACGTAGGTGGTCGCCTTTGTAGATATATACCCAATTCTGGCTGCCGTTAGCGGGGTTAGCAGTACATTGTAGTTCAGATGTCCTATGCTGTGGGCTATTCTGTAATTTCCAGTACTAGGGTTAGACGATGATCCCACCTTTGGACCCCACGCTTTAGAACTAGTTCCCCCGCTCGCCACGCTGGCACTCGCCAGCACCCCCGGCCTATCGGGGGCTACCTGCGACTTCTCCTTTATCCCTGTTGGGTTTAGGTAGGCGTAGTTGTTGGCGTCCTGAATGAGGAATAGGCCATTTCGCAAGATTCTACTCACCTCCACCACGCTCACCCCTGAGAGGGTGTTGTTGGGGCTGGCGATGCTGATGCTGGCCTGAGCGGTGGCGTAGACGCTAGCAGCATTCACAACGGCAATCAGTTCTATCTTATAGTTGCCTGGCGCCATCGCCTCAAAGATGGTTGCAGGGATGGTAGCGCTCTGGTTATCGTACCCTAACGGCTCATCGACAAAAGCGCCGACCGTTCCCAACAATATCTTATTGCTATCAGGTTTCACCAGGTAGGCAGATACCTGGGCCATAGCTCCAGCAACAATTCCTGGTTCCCCCGAAGAGTTATCCTCTGCTGTACATACGCATAATATGGGCGGGGTGGTGATCTTGTAGTTGCTGGCCGTGCTCGGCAGCTTTAGCGTCGCCGAGTACTGGGTGCTGGAGTCTGAACCGTTGGACTTGGTGAGCAGGATAGACTTGGTGGCATCCACGCTCGCGCTGTTGGTGGCCAATAATGATGACAGAGAAGGGATCGCCTCAGAGGTGATAGTAGTCTTCACATCGCCGTTATCGTCGTGTATATTCACCGCCCCAGCCTCATGGCTTATATGTATATGCTTACCCCCTGGAGGGGCAGTTCTGAACGACCCGAACAGCTCCACCTCCATGCCGAAGATCTTCCCGCCCTGCGTCACCACGAACTTGGCCGCGTTGGTCAGCTGCCCGGCTATTCGGTTAATGGCCTGTTGCAGCGTTCCCCCCGCGTATATCCGAGGGGTGTTGTCGGTTGTGCCCGCCCCGTTAATTCCCGCCTTCTCCACCCAGCTGCCGCTCTGGTTCACCGCCCCCAGCTTTATCAGGGTGGTGGAGAGCAGGCCGCCCTGGATGTCGGTGTTGTTATTTAGCGCCTCCTTCAGGTAGCCGAGCGCGTCAATGTTCGCCTGCACATCCTCGGGGGCGGGGGTCCAGTCGGTGGGCTTGGATCCCGACTCCATCTTGGCGCGCCTGTACTTCAGGGTGGTACTGCCGCCGCTGGCAAATTTTCTAATTACAAATTCCGCCTTAACCGCATCGTCGGGTGCTTTAGCGGTAATCCTTGCCATGCCGGAAGCACCGTTGGCAACGGATTCCGCACCGTAGGCCGATTCTTTTCTGACATTGTCCGCATCGTACCAGAATATTCTCAGCCCCACGTTGACCCCGTCGGAGGTCACCACGTCCTTCAGCTCAACGGCACCCGTGTAGTACTTCCCGCCAACTACGTCAACCCTTGCGTAGGGAATTAGGTTCCAATTCGACCACGATCCGTTCTTCCACTCATCCGATGTACCCAACAGCAGGTTCCGCCCTCCGATCTCCAAGTTATCCACATAACCCTGCGCATTCTGGTCCAGCGCCTGCTGGATGGCCTGGTTGGCCGCCTCGATGGCCGTGCTGAACGAGGCAAGGGCCGAGTTGTACAGCGCGAACTTGGCGTTCATGTTGGTGTGCTCCGCCGCGGTGATCTGCCCGTCCGCTATGGCGGTATCAATGGCATCAATCAGGTCGGTAACGCTGCCCACGAAGGTGATCTTGGCGTTGAGCAGGTTGGTCTTGGGCGTGCCCGAAAGGAAGGGGTTGGTGTAAAGCTTGTTGTAGGTGGCCTCGATGGCATCGGCCTCCGCCTGCACGGTCAGGATCAGCTGCCCGATGGCTATGGCCTCCGCGCTGTCGATCACGCCGTCCAGAAAGGCCCCGTCCACGTAGGTCTCCAGATCGTCAACGGCTGCGCTCACGTCGTCCACGCTCCCCTGCACCGCCTCAATGTTCGCCTGCACGTCCTCGGGGGCGGGGGTCCAGTCGGTGGGCTTGTTGCCGAGTTCGATCTTTATCCGGCAATCCGCAGCAACGCTTGCCGGGGTTACAACCCCTCCATCCGATCGTTTTACTGTTATTTTAATAAACTTTGTGCGTTCAGGAATAATCCACGTTAGAGGGAAAGTGCTTTGGTAAGCACCCCCATTAAGCAGATAAACGCTTGTAATGAATATTTGACTTTCGTCGAAGAAGCATACGTGAACGTGATAGCTGCTGTTAGGCGCACCTATTGTTAAACTAGCCCCGATGCATTGTATGTAATTAGCTGAGGTGATATAGGTTGTCCCACTAACAAATAGCCCACTAATCCCAGATGTCGCCCCTTGAATCATGTCAGCGAATGCCAGCAAGTTCCGCCCTCCGATCTCAATGCCATCCACCGCCTCCTGTATCCCCGCCTCCACAGTCTGCCCGGATTGGAAGCGTATGTTGCCCTGTATAGTCCCGCTGTCGAGGTCGAAGTAGGTGGCACCATCGGCGCTTTGCACACGGCCTGTTTTTATGAAGCGCCCATTTATCGCGGAGAAACCATACATAAGGGCAATGGCGCGCTCATCATTCTCCCCCGCGCTGTTTATCACTCCAATAAGGAAGTGGTAGTAGGTGGTGTCTGAATCCACCAGAATTTGGCTTGCCGAGAATAGTATATTTCCATTCACTCCATCCCTTTCGCACTTTGCGTAGATGTAGAAAGCATCATCGCTCCCCAGCACCACATCGCCGTTGCCAATGGTCCACGTTCTAGGGTTGTCGCTGCTGTCCAGTATGGCGTAGTGGGTTAGTGCTCCGCCCGTGTACACCACTCTATTCTTAGCCCCTGCGTAGTTGGGCTGGAATATGGTACCAGCCATGCCGAACTGCATGTACTTAGCCCCAACCGAAAGCATGGAGGTGTCGATGGATAGGGGCTTAATCTTCTCCGTGTAGAAGTCACCCTCCTGATCGAAGATCATACTCAAGACCTCCTGTGAGTTCAGGTAGTTCCTGCGCGCCCGAGCGGGGTCGTTAAGATTGTTTATCCTCACAACATTATTTATACCCCTCAAATCGCTCACCACCCGGTTGATGGTACTTACCGTTACCACCATGTCGGCAATGGTTAGGCTATAGGCGTAATCCTTCAGCAGGTCGCGGGTGAAACCCTTCACCCGGATGCTCTTATCCACATCCAAATCGGTATCCTTAACAGGAATGTAGTCACCCACCCACACTATGTTCGCCTCCACCTCGGCGCCCACCACATCCTTAAGGAATAGGGGGTCAACGGTTAAGCCGTACATCACGTTTGGCTGGCTGTACTTGTTAAGGTATTCCTGCCCAGCTGCCTGCAGCTCAGCCTCGGCAGAATCGATGTACGACTGCGGTAGGTATATGTCCAGAATCACGTACTTATCGCCCTGCGCGAATTGGAAGGCCGCATTAGTTGGCGAAGGGAAGGTGTACCCATTCTCATCGGTGAATGGGCGAAGGGTAAACGTTTTTGTTGAGTGATTGTAGCTGGTGATCTCAAACTCGTAGCCTGCAAGGTTGCCCGTGTTAAAGTGGATTTTGGCCGCTGCACCGGGAATAAGGTATAGCGTGTTTCCGCTTCCATCCTTCTCGTTCAGGTCAAAGTCCATGGACGAGTCCACAAACTTAAGCTCGCTATCGCCCAGCGCGCTGATGGTGCCAGTCCTGCGGGGGTATATCTCCTCAAAGTTTTTAGTCTGCTCCCACACCCCGTAGCTGGCTATTCCGGTTGCGCTCTCAAGGTAGCTTTGCCCCTTGGTCTTACCGGGCAGGCATAGCCTAAAAGCCCTATACTTAGAGGTGTTGATGTTGCGCGATGAGCCGTACACGCTTAGCCGCGTCACGATGTTGGTGGAGCTCACCTTTTCCCTTGTTAGCTCGTACAACCCCTTGCCCTTGCCGTATTGGAAGGTGTAGGGGAATACGTTGCCAGTAGCCCCAATATTGAGGGTGCGCACCCCGTTGGGGGCTATACCAATCGAAAACTCGGTGTTGTAGTTGCCCTCTGAGCATAGCGATTGCAGCACGGAAAGGCAGTTGTCGCTATCGCCAAAGGTGAGCGTTTTGGTCTCCGTGTCGGTGGGGTAGGTGCCTAGTACCCACTTGCCGGGGAATACCCTGTTGGCGTTGCTCAGGAGTACGTCCAGAAACATCTTCAGATCACCCGTCAGTGAATCGCCCGAAAGGTCTTGAATTTCGTTGCTCGTGGTGTCCACGTTAACGCTGTAGCTCACCCGCAGCAGGTCGTACTGTACCCCCTCAAACACCATATCGTACACGAACTTGCGCTCCGACAGCTTGTGCTCCTTGGCGGGGGTGTTCAGGGTGTAATCCCTGCCTATAACCGTTATCTTATCGCCAATGTAGAAGTTTAGCTTGGTGGCTGACTCCACGCTGATCTCCACCGTGTCGGCTCCCAGTAGCTCCACCTTTTGGTTAGCTCTAGTGATCGTGCTTACATTCTGCTTCGATTGCAGCTTGGTGGTGCTGCTGTCCAAATGCGTTACTATAATTTGCTCCATACCAGTGTTCCGTTATGCGTTAGCGAGCTTATCTCGTCAATATTGCCAGTTATCACTATGTAGTAGTCGCCATTAACCGTATAGTTATGGGTCACCACCTGTGAGGTGCCGCTCACGTCAAAGGTGTGGTTGCCATCGCCCCAGTATATGTTAACCAACCTGGGGCTGGTTATCGTTAGGGTTACGGTTTTGGTGGCATTGCTCGTGCGGGTATACTTAATCACCCGCTTTACGGGTTCTGGTTCCCGTAACTTAATGGTGAATTTGCCCGTCATCTGGCCGTCGTTCCAAATCTTCTTAATGTCGAGTTCGCCATCCAGATAAACCTCGTACAGCAAGGGCTTTGTGGGGTCAACGGCAACCGATAGCCTCAGGGTGCCGCTCTTGTCGAAAACCGATAGAAACGTATTGCACTTGGTCAGGAACAGCTCCTTACTGTCGGCCACTATGAAGCAGTCCAGCTGGATCACCCTAGGGTCGTACACCCTTTTGCCCAAATCCACCACCTCACCGTGGTACTCTGGCCAGCTGTGTGCCGTGGGCTTCTTAAAGTTGGGCTTGCTCAGTAACCCATCCGAGGCGGAGATGTGAACCCCGTAGGTGACAATATCCACCCCGTCGAGCTTATACACTATATTCATAGCTAGTAGGTTATTTTGTTCTTATCCACAATCTTCACAATGGCATTCCTGCCCTTCTCAATGATGTAAACCTCGGCATTACCGTAGCGGTTCACCACCACCCTCGCCTCGCCGTAGGCCTTAATCTTCACCCTTGTATTCTCAAAGGCATCCACCATCACGAAGGCGCAATCCTTGGCCGTTAGGTTAAGCAAGCTGGTGTGCTTCACAAATACCTCGCTTACGTGGTGCTCATCAATCTCAACCGCTGCCCGGCACGACCCCAAGGCCACCACTTTTCGCCCGTTCAGGCAACCAAATACCTCATCTAGGTGTATTCCATAATCCTCCATCTTGCCCTTGAATTTCGCCCGCAAATAGTCGTTTGAGGGGAAATCGTTGGCAAGGCAGAAGTCGATCCCTTTAAGATACATATCGGCCAGCTGTTCCACGGTTTCCAATGTTCTTAGCTCCTTATACCAGTCTTGGCATATACCTTTCTGTTTGGCTTGCTTGGCAATATCTCTCGCTATTCGTGTCATAGGTTGATGTTTAGTTAATTACAGTCCTGTCGACCTAAGCGAGTCGCCATTGGCAATGGTTTTCAGTACGCTCAGTATCTCAGGTAGATTGACGTTGTGTGAGGTGTTACTCGAAATCTGCTGCAGGGTCAACAGCTGGCTGCGCATCATGCTGATGCCCTCGA